GATATCGGTAAGTGGAGTGATAACCTCGATAAGATCGAGAAGCAGGCAGATAGATAGCATGCATAACGTGCATAATTATGCATAAAAAAGAGGTTGATCAGGTAATTCAGTTTTGATATTGAGTTGATAGTTCATCCTATCAAGCACGTTTTGTTAAAGTTCAAAGTTCTGTTAAAGTAAGCATGAGGTCAGTGGAAACACTGGCCTTTTGTTTTTTCGTCACCTGTGTCTATAAGTTCTACACCATCACACAACCTCATATCTAACCTAATGCTTTAAAGCTTGGCATGTTGAATGCAATGTAGTTATGCATAGGAGATAACATGCAGACAGAATCACTATTTTTAGACATCCATTTGAAAGAGACCGACAACGAGGACGCAGCTCAAGTTGAGATCAGATATATCACGATAGACTTAGACAACGATCTTGTGGGCACTATCGTTGATGTGTTGATGTTCGTCCCAGCCCTGGGCCAATACATCACAGTGCTAGACCATCTAATGAACGACGCTGGCTCTTGGGGCGTGTGGAATAAGATAGGCGATGAGTTCGACCGTCATTGCCAATTGATGATAGAGGCGCGTGCTGAGGCTATTGCTGATGGTAATTACGAACGTTATATCGACATGAAAGAGGAGTATTAGAGATGGAAAAAAAGCAATCACTGTATGAGCTAACAAAGGCCGGTAATGATTTATCAAGTGCCATCATAGAGGCAGGTGGAGAGATAACTCCAGAGGTAGAGCAAGCGTTGTCAGAGTTAGATTTAAAGACTAAGGACAAGATAGATGCCTATAAGTTCGCAATGGACACACTTGAGTATAGAGCTGAGCAATTAAAAGAAGAGGCCTCTCAATTCATGAACACAGCTAAGAGTTTGATGGCAGCACAAGAAAGACTAAAGCTTGCGATTAAGAACAACATGTCTGTGAATGGAACAAGCCAGGTAAACGGTAATAGATACACATTCAAGCTGGTGCAATTAAGTCCAAAGATGACAATTGATGAAAAGTTTCTAGAGGATCGTTTTTATCGTGAAGAAGTGTTGAAAAAGATCGACAGACCTACTATCGAACAAGCAATCAAACAAGGTGAATCAGTGGCAGGTGTAACACTTGAGCCAGTATTTGCACTTAGACCATCAATCAACAAAGGATCGTTATGAACAGAAGTGAATCAATCAAAGAACTAGCGACAGCACTAGCAAAAGCACAGGGTGAGATGGGCAAAGCCGTTAAGGTTGCCAACAATTCATTTTTCAAATCTAACTATGCAGACTTAGAATCATGCATTGATGCATCACGCGCAGCATTGGTTAATAATGGGTTAAGTGTTGCCCAATTTGTCACATCAACTACTGATCATCTATCTCTTAACACAATCTTAATGCACTCATCTGGTGAGTATATAGAGAGTACTTGTCGGGTGTTAACGGTTAAGAAAGACCCGCAAGGTGAGGGCTCTGCTATTACCTATTACAGACGTTACGCATATGCAGCCGCCATTGGTCTTGTAACGAGTGATGACGATGCTGAGATTGCTATGGATAGGTCTCATCAAGAGACTAAGGCTAGTCCAAAAGAACCAATCAGAGTCGCAGTAACCAAAGATGCGGTTATAATGAAAGACCCAGGACAATACAAAATGACGTTCTTAAAGGCTCATATTGGTAAGTCAGTAGCTGATTTGCACAACTCTAAAGAGCTTGCTGGAATCATCTCTTATTTGAGTAGACAAGAGAAACTAAGTGGCGACGGCGTTAACTTCTTAGCCAATGCCAAAGCCTATATAAGTGCTATGGATGACGTTCCGTTTTAGATCTTGATTTTAAATTGTAATTATTGCTAAGGTCGTCTTGCTTAAAAAAAGAAAGGCGGCCAAGGCGACCGCCAAACTAAGACCAGACATCTTGGTTTTTGCCATGTCCATAGTCCTAAGGCAACTCTTTTTGTAAGTAAAAACAACTTAAATACAAGAGGCCAAAAATGGAATGGTTTAGACACAATTCAAGCAATCACAATAATATTACAGTTCTTAGTTTTTTAGATAAATTTGGTCATTTTGGACCGTTTTTCTACTACACTTTTATGGAACTTTGTGTTGAGAAAATAAGCAAAAAAAAGACAGAAGAATTCACCGCCGATCATTGCCGGATCATCCTCCACACACCCACCGTTACTTCCGTAATGCGCGCCAAACTACCCCGCGTACAACGGGCGTTACTCCACGGATCATCCATGGACCAATGGGAGTTTTCTGCAAATAATGACGCAATATGTGTTTATTTTCCTAAGTTATTGGAATTATTAGGTAGAGACGCAATAAGAGTACATACGGTGCGCGCACTTGGCGCGTCCGGTGCGAGCTACATAACAGTAGATAACAATACATTACATTACAAAACAGTAGAAGACACACAAAACCAAATTACTGCTGCTGATAAAAAACCTTTAATTAAAGAAAATACAACCAAGTACAACTCAACGCATAACTTTGAAGTTTCATTAAAACCTGAAGTTCAACAATTTAGGGAGTTGATTAAAGAACTAGGCTTAGGTTCACAACCAACAATTAAGAAAAGCGTTGTAAAGATTGCAGAGCACTTCGAATTTGTTGTCGAAGACTTTCATAGTTGGTGTACATCTACGATTAACTCTCCAACCTTTAGCAAGATTGAAACTAAAGAAGCACAGCAGAAGTATTTCGCAGTAGCCTTACTGTCAGAAATTGGAGAGATAACCAGGAGAGAGAGAAAATGAACCTAAACTCATGGGAATTATTCTTTAACCAACTGGTTCGAAATATCGTCTTCAAGAGAGGCTCTTGGGAATATTACAACAAAACAGGTGTGCTGCCGGCCCGCGCCTGGCCCGACTGTGCTGCCCGCGACTTAGCCCTTGAATTTGAAAACTCTGCTAAAAACAAAACCGTTGATGTCGCCAAAATGTTGCTCGCTCAGCGGGTCCAACTTCTGTCTGGTCTTGATATGCCGAGTCACGACTTCGAGATCATCGGAATGTTTGAACGCTTTAAAACCTTCGCCACTGCAAAACAGTTAGCAAAGGCTATAGACACTAGTCCCGACCAGGTTGCGTCGCTCATACACAATTTTGAGAACAATAGCACAGCGTCAATAGATACCTTTGACGTTGCAACTGAACTTAAGCGAGCAATTGTTGATCAAGAGGCCGCTTTGCTTGAAAAAAGAGCAGTCGTAGAGCTAGAGCATTTTGAGCAATTATCGAACAAAATAGGCGGTTGGAACCCAGGCAGAATATTCTTAATTACTGCTGAAACTGGCATGGGTAAAACGACCTTTGCACTAAACCTTACCCTTTCAGCGCTTAAGAAATTCTCAGTGCTCTACTTCAACATGGAGATGATGCCCAAGGATATCTCTGTCAGACTTATGCAAATAGGATCAGGGCTTACAACTGCAGAGTGGCGCAGTGGTGCTTACGTTCAGAAGCAACAACGCATTCTAGATTGGATCAACAAACTAGAAGAGCAAAACAAGCTGCGCATTACTACTGGTGCTGCTCTTTCTCTTGAACAATTATCAGCTAAGATAATATGCGAGAAGCAGTTGTCAGATATTGGTTTTGTAATTGTAGATTATGATCAGAAGATTCGCTCTGTCGATAGAGGTGAGGAGTGGCAATTATTACAGCGCTCAGTTGAAGAGCTTGAAGAGATTGCTAAGATGTGTGAGATACCAATTGTGATTTTAGCACAAGCTAATAAAGAGGGTGGACCAAGGGCTTCTGGTAGAATCACACAATCAGCAAGTGCAGTAATAAGGTTACATAAAGAAAATGATCAGCATTTCATTGAGCTTTTAAAGAACAGGTTTGGACCTAAAGATGGAAGAATTGGAATTATCTTTGATCAGGCTAACATGCAAATGACTGAAGATATTATGCCATGGACACCGCCACAGCCGATATCTTTAAAGGGATTCTTTAGCACCAAGCCAAGGGTGAACATGTATGACGAGTAAAGATTATGAACTAGAATCAGAGTTGCTGCTTAACTACGGACTAGATATTCAGGCCATGGCCAAACACATAAGCACACTAGATCTTAAAAAGCTTGGTGAAGATATTAATGAATATAATGAAATTAATGCTCTTACTTTTAAGCGCGAACGTGATTCTATATTATTATGGAAATTGCTTATTGATAATAATTTTAGCGACAGTGTTGTTGAAGACCTTGAGTTGCACATTCTTAATGAAGCCGGTCACTATCACAACGGCAGCTCCATGGTATTTGATAGAAACAAAAAGGAAGCGTACTTGATTCTAGAAAACAGAACTGTCGTGCAACTTCCTTCGGGTGTTATTTTAGAGTAGCGTGTTTTCTGCATGTCTTGAAACATAAATCTTAGGGTTGATACAACTCTCGATCTGAATGATCCTAGCCTCAAGTACTCGAAGATCATTAGCTGCATCACTCACTGCATGCCAGTCTCTCTCATCTACCTTGTGATCTAAATACTTAATCAATACTTCCACTGCGTCCTTAAGACCTTTGCGCTGATTGTCTGGTGACATCATTCCCCCTTTATGTTGTTGTAATTGATTACATAGTGTAATAGGATTACAAACACAAGAGGTAATTTAATGAAGATCTATTTCATCTGTGATGGAAGAAACAAACCCTACTACAACTGCGTAGGCATGCTAAGCAACGGCTTCGTGTTCAATCAATACTTAACTAACGTGCCAGACTTTGCACCGTATGATTTATACTTCGACAGACGGACTCGCATGAGTTCACTTCATCAGATGTTCGGTGTTGATCCAAACATAGTCGACACTGAGATGTTAGTTATTAAGAGTGATAAAGACCTTCCAGACTGGTGGTATTCAATGCATGACAAGCAAGATAAGCTCGTCGGTCTTTATGATCAATTCGCATCTATAATCGAAAGGGAAAAACGTGATTTGCCCACACTGCAAAGAAATAATTAGTATTCGTGTCACTCCAACAATCATCGCTAAGGTAAAGGCTTATCGAAAGAAGAGATACACTTACCGAGAGATAGCTATTGAGATGGCTAAGGATGGATATCATGTGAGCCATACTACTGTGGGTAAGATATTGAAGGGGATTGGTAAGGGTGTGTGATGGAATTCAAAGTCGGTGATGTAGTTGATTGGTGCGGATGCCGTGGGATTATTACTTCAGAATCTAAATATTGTGATTCTGATGGTGATTATTATCGCATTAGAGTTTGTTTTGATGGCAACTCAATAAGTGACAATTATTTTTATAAAGATGGAAAACTTTGTTATTGGCATAAAGAATCAAGCTTGAAGCTAATCAAAAGACCAGAGGTTGAGGAATGAAAACAGCATTTCAATCTATCGCAGCACTAGCAATACAAGATGGAATAAATGCAGCTATAGCTTCGATAGAGGGAAAACCATACACTCCTAAAATTGAATGGCCCGATCAAGAGTTTCATATATTAGAATGCTTAGAAGACCACACAAGACGTATTGACGCTGGACTTGGTGGCATATCTGTACCAATGAAAAAGGGTGATATTATTGAAGCACAAGACTTATCAATTCATTCTCTTGATATCTCTAAATTCAAAATGATCAGAACGGAACTGAGAAAGGCTTAGAAATGATCTACGCAATAATCTATCTAACAATCGGTCTAATATTCACTGCACTTATTAAGCTAATGAGGTTCTATGAGTTTAATAAACTGCAGTTGTTTTTTATTGGGATTGGCTGGCCATGGTTTCTGTTTTCTATTGTATTTTTTAGCCTGGTTGGTATCGGAGATGATGAATGATTCAAAACATAGAACACGAGGTTGTCGTCTATAACAAGAGACACGACACGCTAGAAGTTGTCATAGGTAGCAGTCTATTTTTTATCAGTGATGAAACGCGCTTTAGGTTCTTTCCTATTGTTACCGTTTCAGAAATAGGAACTACTTATCTAAGTCAGGAAACATTTCTAGAAGACTATGAAATTTTGGGAGAGATGTGAATAAGCAGCGAGAGTTTTGGATAAAAGATTTTATCGTATTTAAAACACACGATAAATATTCAGATGGAGCAAGCGTAAGAGAGGCTTATGATAAGCCAGCTCCAAATAGGCAAATTCATGTTATAGAATACGATCAATATAAAAAATTAGATAATTGTTTAAATGCCATAGATGATCACTTAAGAAAAATGAGAGTAGATAAAATAATCACGATGGATGAAATGATTAGAGCATTTAAGGTCATTAGTGATAATCTTAAGTAACAAAATTGAACCAAAACGATACTAACGAAAGAGTTAAGTAACAATCGAGGTGATCATGAATCAAGAGCAAGAGATAAATAATATGAGATTGATAAAAGAAGCAGTATATCTACAGACAAAAGACGAAGGCATTTGGTTCCGAGCTAGATACATGCCAGAGCATTACCTACAAGAGTCATTGAGAGACTTGCATCTAGTGATTGAGCATGGAGACATTGAGGCGATGAATAGAATCAAGGAAAGAGCTGATACAAGTATGTAACGAGTACTTTGGCTTTTAACTAATAATTAAGGAGAATGAAAATGGAAACAATAACAGTTAACGGAAAAACATATTACTCTGAGGCTCAAGCAGACAAGCCAACTACAATTAAAATTGTAGTGTTGCAAAGAGGTTGGGTTTTGATTGGTAAATTTGAAAGAGATGGCGACCAATGTAAACTACACCAAGCAAGTGTTATTCGTAATTGGGGCACAACCAAAGGACTTGGCGAACTAGCTAAAGACGGACCTACATCATCTACTAAGCTTGATAAATGCAATGGTCTTGTGGAGTTTGAAGCGCTAACAATGGTTCTTTCAATTTCTGTGGATGAATCAAAATGGCAAAACGCATTATAAACTTTGAGGATCAACATTCAATAATTGGCAATGGCTATGGCAATGGCGATGGCTATGGCAATGGCTATGGCAATGGCAATGGCGATGGCTATGGCTATGGCAATGGCGATGGCTATGGCTATGGCTATGGCAATGGCTATGGCTATGGCGATGGTTATGGCAATGGCGATGGCAATGGCGATCGCAATGGCGATGGCGATCGCAATGGCGATGGCAATGGCTATGGCAATTGATTTTAATTAAGGAGAATGAAAATGAAAACACTAATAGCATTACTACTAATAACATCTAACGCTTTTGCACTTGTGCATGCGCCAGACCAATATCAGAAAATAACAGATTCAAGAGGTCGCGGTCCGATTGAAGTATCAGGCATCGTCAACCTTCGCGAAGTAATCCCCGGCGTCCTCTATCGCTCTGGCAAAAGCATTACAAATAAATACGGTCCGCTGAGCGATGAGTCTCTTGTGAAAATATGCAAGGAAGGATACTCGACTGCATTCTATGATTATAGACGTGGTCAAGATCACAATGTTCCATGTGGAACTAATCAAGTATCACTAAAAATCAGACCATCACTTGCAGGTGAAAAATATGTGCGTGATCAACTCTCAACAATATACACAGCAATAAAACAAGGTTTAGGTCCTGTAATTTCATCTTGCGATGCGGGTCACCATGCCTCTGGTTATATTTCAGCAGCGGCACTTATTCAGTTCTGTGGTTACACCAATCAACAAGCGCTAGCGTATTGGATCAAGAACACTGATGGTGATTCTAATTACCCAAGTGTGAAAAAGAAGGTTCTAGCTTTTCGTCCATACAGTGATTTGCAGATATCAGGTGTTAGGTGTTTTAAGCCATGAGCACAAACGAACTAACAGCACTATGCGACTCTGAATCATGTCTCTCAAGAGCCAACAAAAAGTCTTACATGAGCTCTAAGGGTGTAGAGAAAGATCACGTAAAAAGAACTGACGTGAACTGTCCAGATTGCGGTTCTATCTTGTTTTGGATCAAAGGTCGCGCTTATGATAAAAAGAAGCGTATCATAAAGGCGTATGGAAAGACTCCAAGCGACCTTAAAGATTATGGAATGGGGATAGGATGATGGAACGTGGCTCACTTGAATATTATATGTCTTTATGGTCAAAGGCTCATTTAAAAGATGATTCCTTATCTAAGAAAAAGCTAATGCTTTATAGCTCTAAGATATTAGCTAATATTAAACGATATCAGTTTATTCAAAAAGAGACAGGTGTGCCTTGGCAGTTAGTAGCTGGCATTCATGGACTTGAGGCTAGTTTTAGATTTGATGCTTGCCTTCACAACGGAGACCCGCTTGGAGTTAAAACAACTCATGTACCTAAAGGCCTTGGGCCATTCTTTACCTGGGAAGCATCAGCAATTGATGTCTTACATAGAAAACATGTTGAGAAAATAAAAGACTGGTCTATCCCTCAATGCTTGAAGTTTGCAGAGGCATACAATGGCACTGGCTACCTTCGTAAACATCCAGAAATAAACTCGCCATACTTGTGGTCATTTACTAATCTATATACCAAGGGCAAGTATGTTGCTGATGGAAAATACGATTCAAATGCTGTTAGTAAACAGGTCGGTGTTGCCGCAGTGTTGCTAATTTTAAAAATGGATAATTTACTGGACATCCCTCTAGCTTAAAAAAACAATATCTACATCAAGTGAGGTGATGTGATGGCGTTTTTTAATTGGCTAGCTAGTGTCTTTAAATCTGCATTCAGCAAGAAAGAAATTGCTGCCCCAATTCCTACCCCTAAACCTGTTCAGGATACTAAGCCCAGCGAGCCCTCTGTTGTAAAACCAGAGCCTGTTGTTGTTTTACCGCCTATAGCAAAACCAGATCCTACAAAGATCAATCTACTAGACGCGATCAAAGTCTGCATCAAGCCATATGAAAACTTAAGAGAGGTTAACGGTAAAAACCGCTCCGCTCTTATCGATAAAATCATCACCTCTCACGGCGGTTCTCTTGGCTCTGCATACTGCTGTTATGGTGTTCAACAATTATTAGATGATGTTGAGACATACTATGCTAATCACGGTGTAAAGATTAAATTCGATATCCCGCCGGGCGGCTCTACTCAAGCACTGTGGGCAAAAGCAAAAGCAGAGTACAAGTTTATTAACGCAAAACCCGCTAGCCTTGTTGTGTGGAGACATTTAAAATCACCAGGGACTGGACACATTGGCACATGCTTAAGTTTTGCTGATGCCGGTGAGTTTAAAACATTTGAATTCAATACCTCTGCCGGTTCTGCTGCTGTTGTTAGAGACGGCGAGGGTGCATACTACAGAACAAGACAATTAAAAGATGTAGGCGATATGCATATTCTAGGTTTTATCGATCTAGAAAAGGCAATGAAATACCTATGAAGCACAGCTCATACCTTAAGGTTTTCGAAGACTTTAAGTTTAGCCCGCAAGAAAGCAACGTCTGCTTGTGGGTGTGTGAAGGGCTTACGCATAAAGAGATAGGTGTTAGGCTCGGTCTCTCTGAGCACACAGTTAAAGGATATATGCATAAAGCAAAATTCAGAATGTTTGCCAAAGGGCACAGAGTAACCACAAAGCTAGAGTTCATCTCGACGATGATGAAGCTTGCAGAAAAGTATGAGGCTTGATGAGACAACTTGAAAAGCCAATAGAGAACCAGATTCTTAATCTGCTAAAACTACTCGGCGTTTACTGTTGGAAAAATCAAAGTGTCGGCATCTATGATAAAGCTAAAGGCATATACCGAAAGCCTAACAACAAACATCACATAAATGGTGTAGCAGATATTCTTGGACTTATTGGTGGTAGGTTCTTAGCAATTGAAGTTAAAAGTAAAACAGGCACACTGTCTGATGATCAAAAGCTGTTTATCATGAAAGTAAACGAAGAGGGCGGCATTGCATTTGTTGCTAGAAGCCCTGCTGATGTAATCAAAAACCTATGTCTATTCTTCCCAGAGAATCACAAGTTTAAGGCAATGTATGAACGACACGTTCAAGACTGTGAGAAACTGCAATGAGTTCAACACCGGGAGAGCTTTTAAAAAAAGCACTGCTAATCGTCGAGCAAGACCTAAAGCACATCACCACACTAGTCATGATGGGTAAGCTTGATTCAGACTCATCCGAAGACGTAGCGAGATACATCAGGGCACTGGCCATCTCTGATAAGATCAAAGAGAAGGATGATGAGAACCAGAAGAAGACTGCCCAGCGCTTAACAGATGAAGAACTACTCACCATCGTACAAAAGATGAAGTCTAATGAAAAAGATGAGTAAAGAAGAGTTCAAACAGCTAGAGGTCTTGTGGTATCGAAAGCTTGCTAACACAGGATTTAAGGATATAGAGAGAAAAAACCAAGATGATTGGTTAAAGGATGAGACTCACACATCAACCATCATTAATGCCTACTTAAACAGAGAACAGCGCGAGAAGTACTTTGAAAAAGCATGGCAGTTTATGCATCAATATGAGTTTGAATCAGAGCTTGATAAATCAATTTGGGAATGTCACTGTGATGGCATGTCGATTAGAGACATTGCACTTAAACTGTTACACAAGGAAGGTGGCAGAGGCGTTGTTTTCCTACGGATTAGGAAACTAAAGGGCCTTGCCAAACTATGAATGGAAAAAATAATCATCAGGCCGTTTGAAGAAAAAGACACTAACTTTATCATCAACAGTTGGCTTAAAAACTACAAATTCTCTTCTCGATTCGCACAAGCAATCACTGCAAAAGTGTACTACGCAAATCACGAACCAATCGTTAAAAACCTAATCAATCGCTGTGCCCCTTACTCTCTCGTTGCTACACTTGAAGACTCTCCTAGAGTCATACTCGGGTACATCGTATTTCAACCAACAGGCCCAAGCCATATCTTGCACTATGTGTATGTAAAGTACCCTTTCCGTGGCAACGGCATCTGCTCAGAGCTAATCAAAGAAGCACAGATTGATAAGCACTGCTTTATCTACACTCACCTAACTTCTGTTGTTGCAGAGTACGTTGAAGACAATCCGGACATTTTATATAACCCATACCTAATTTAACAAAGGACGTTAAAATGGAAAAAAGAAAAGTAAAAGTGGCAAGGTTCCACGACGCTATCCAATTGATCGGCTACACCAATACATCAGGTGGTGTGATCACAAGTGCGCATGAAAAGGACTTCCCGGACATGTATAAAACAGATGTAGGGATCTTTATCCCAGTAAAAGATGGCCTAGAAGTATTCGTGTCTCTTGCCAATGTGCCATACGCATTGATCTATCAAGAGCCAATCAAAGAAGAGACTGTTAAGAAAGCTAAGTGATTATAATCGACTCAAAGTGGGCAGAAGCAGAGCTAAAAGATAGATACTTTAGGCGCTTTGACCTCACAAACTTTTGCTTTAAAGAGCAGCTGTCCTTTATTCGGGACAAAAGTCCATTTAAAACAGCAGTGTGCTCACGCCGTGCGGGTAAAACAATTGCCTGCGCTGCTCACTTATGGGACGAGGCCCAGGCCAATCCAGACAGAGTCTGTCTCTACATCACGCTCTCAAGAAATAATGCTAAAAAGCTAATATGGAAAGAGCTTCTAAAGATTAGGCAGCAATACGCGATTGACTCAAGCATAGACTCAACAGAGCTAAGCATTAAGCTCAAAAACGGTTCTGTTATCTATGTCAGTGGTGCAAAGGATAAGACAGAAATAGAGAAGTTCAGGGGTCTAGCCATCACTCTGTGCTACATAGATGAGTGCCAGTCCTTTAAATCATACCTGCAAGACCTAATCGATGAAGTCATCGCCCCGGCCCTGATGGACTATGCAGGAACCCTTTGCCTAATCGGAACCCCGGGCCCTGTGCCTAACGGCTACTTCTATGAGTCATCTCACAACGCTGAGTGGTCTCATCACAAGTGGACTTATTGGGACAATCCTTGGATATCTTTAAAGTCCAATAAGACTCATCAAGAGGTACTAGAGCGAGAGCTAAAGCGAAGGGGTGTAACCACAGACCATCCATCTATTCAACGCGAGTGGTTTGGTAAGTGGGTCACAGACTCAGACTCTTTAGTCATTAAGTATTCAAACAACAAGAACCATTACGATGCCCTTCCGAACCTGCATAAGCCTTGGCAGATAGTCATAGGCATAGACATAGGCTTTGATGATGCCGATGCCATAGCTGTCATTGGCTCTAATGAACACGCCAAGGAAGCTTACCTCATAGAAGAGATTATAGCGCCTAAGCAGGGCATCACAGAGCTTGCTGAAAGCATACAGAAGCTAGTTAAGAAGTATGATGTAAACCGTATCGTCATGGATACCGGGGGCTTGGGTAAAAAGGTAGCAGAGGAGATTAGGCGACGATTTGCCATCCCAATACAGGCAGCTGAGAAAACACGCAAGTTCGAATTTATTGAGTTGTTAAATGATGCGTTAAGAACAGGCAAGTTCTTTGCTAAAAGGGACTCTCGCTTTGCCCAAGACTCTTACCTCGTTGAATACGACTGGGACAAGTCCTCTCAAGATAAGCTAGTAGTCTCTGACCGCTACCATTCTGACATCATAGATGCCACGCTATATGCGTTCCGCGAAAGCCTTCATTGGTTATATGAGCCAGAGATACCACAACCAAAACCGGCCACACCTGAGTGGTTCTTAAGACAAGAAGAAGAGATGCTAGAAGCTGCAATGAACTCAATGCATAGCCGCAGTAACGACAACGATTTTGACGAATTCCTGTAAATTATGAAGTTAACAGAAATACGCAAAATCATCAAAATATCGCAAGAAATGGGCCTAAAACGCATCAAAATCGATAATTTCGAAGCTGAGTTTTTCGAGCTTTCAATGCCTAAGCAATTGGTAGGTGTACCTGAATTGACACAAGCAGACATTGGGCTTGTGCCTAAACCTGAGCTAGCCGATGAAGCAGAGATGCTCTTTTGGTCTGCCGGTGGTTTAGAAGACGATGATCAGCCTAAACAATAACATTCTCAAAGGATTGAGCAATGACAGTAGATTACACGAAGTTTTCAAATAACGGCGAGAACAACCAAAGCAGTGGCGCTGTAACAGATAGACGCTGGTGGTTAGTTAATAAAACAGACCGTGCTCAAACCATAGCCGGCGTTATTAAGATGATCATTGAGTCAGACACTAGACGCCAAGTGCAATATCAAATCTCTTCTCGCCTATACGGCAACTCTACAATCATGGGTGTGAACGGCATCAGCGTTGCTAAGATAGTAACACCAAGCTCAACACCTAAGGACCGAGTTACGTTCAACGTCGTGCAATCAGCAATCGACACAGTCACCTCTAAGATTGCTAAGAACAAACCAAAACCATACTTCTTAACAAGTGGTGGTAACTGGGCTCAGCAGCGCAAAGCGAAGAAGCTTAACAAGTTCATCGAAGGCGTATTCTATGAGCAAGAGGCCTACAAGCATGCAACTAGGATCTTTAAAGATGCCTGCATTGTTGGCGATGGTGTTATGCACGTGTACCGCAAAGATGACAAAATCTGTTATGAAAGAATAATGGCTCGTGAGCTATTCACTGATTACACAGATGCTTACTACGGTGAGCCTAGACAGATTCATAGACTTAAGAACATCGATAGACAGGTGTTGATTGAAACATTCCCTGAGAAAAAGAATAAGATCAAAGAAGCTAACCGTGCATTCATTGATTACTCAGGCTCTCTACAATCTATCTCTGACCAGGTAACGGTCTCTGAATCATGGCACTTACCAAGCGGACCAAAAGCTAAAGACGGCCTTCACTGTATTTGCATCGACGGAGAAGTGATCTTTGAAGAAGAGTACACTAAGCAATACTTTCCATTCGTGTTCATGAAGTGGTCTGAAAGACAAGACGGCTTCTGGGCTCAGGGTGGTGCTGAACAGATTCAAAACATTCAGCTAGAACTTAATAAACTACTATGGGTCATCCAGCGTTCTATGCACTTAGCAGGAACCTTCAAGGTGTTCCTAGAGAATGGCTCTAAGATCGTTAAAGAGCATCTTAACAATGACATCGGTGCTATCGTTAACTACTCAGGCACTGCCCCTCAGTACGTTCTACCGTCAATGGTACAGCCTGAGCTATTTAACCAGGTGGCAAACCTTAAGAACATGGCCTTTGAGCAAATGGGTATCTCTCAGCTCTCAGCTACTAGCCAAAAGCCTGCTGGATTAAACTCTGGTAAAGCCCTACGCGAATACAATGACATTGAGACTGATCGTTTCATGACCATTGGACAGATGTATGAGCGCTTCTTCCTAGAGTTAGGTCGTCATTCAATCGGTGTTGCAGTAGACATCTACAATGACATTGGCTCTTACCCTGTGAAGCTTCCTAATAAGAAGTACCTAGAGACTGTTGATTGGTCAGAGATTGATCTATCAGAGGACGACTACGTAATGAAAATGTACCCAGTCTCTTCACTTCCTGAGACACCAGAGGGTAAACTTCAAACTATCCAAGAGTACATCCAAGCGGGAATGCTTACTCCGCGCACTGGTAAACGCTTGCTAGACTTCCCAGACCTTGAGCAAGTTGAAGACATCCAGAATGCATCAGAGGATTATTTGAATAAAGTGTTTGAGATGATGATAGAGGATGGCATCTATACGCCGCCTAGACCTCAGAATGACTTAAAGTTAGCGCGAGAGTTAGCCCTTGAGTATTACAACCAAGGACTTTTGCATAACATGGATGAAGACAAGCTAGAGCTAATTAACAGATTCGTTGATCAGGTCGGTATGATTGAAGAGCAAGCAATGCCTCAGCCACAAATGGAAGCTATGCCACAAGCAGCCCCCATGCCTGAGCCAACATCTGACCTTATACCTAACGTGCCAGGAGTAGCATGAACGAGAAAGACCTGACCCCAGAAGAGAAAGAAAAAGCACTGGTTGAATTCGGTGCTCACTACATGACAGCCCTTGTTGATTGGAAGAAGCGCCATCCAGGCCGCGACTTACCTGCTACGTGGTCACCTC